CGACGTTCAAGCAAAAAGTAATGCTCTCACGCTTTTGAATGTGGTTGTTGGTTCCCTGACCCGGGGAGCCCGGGGCGGGGGAGTTCTGCTCAGACCGAAGGACACTCGACAGCAACAGTTGCTGCGCGAGTTTGCCTCCTATCTCGGTTTGACCAAGATGAACTCGAAGAAGAATTGTTGGAAGTTCCAAGTCGAATTTGTCTCAGGACCAGAGGCGGCTTTCTTTTCGAGAGCCTACTTCGAAGTCCTTTTAGACTACAGCGACAAGTTCATGAACTTTCGACTGGAGGATCAACTGGTGATCTACAGGACCGCGGCACAGTGGCCGCCCGAGAAATTTATCAAGTTCGCCAAATATACGACGGCGTGGCCTATGGCCAAGTTTCTCGAGAACGATTTGCCAGCCAGACCGGATGGTTTCCTAGGGAACCCTCTCTGGTCTGGAGCGATAAAAAGATTCCTCAAAACACGGATTGTAGCACGCTCACCACGCAATGGACGCTTATTTTTCAGCATCTTGCAAGGTGTTAAGAAGGCGTGTGCACAGGTACCTGAATCATTTGTCATGGAGGCTTACGTCAAACATCGTGATACCCTTTCAGGCGAGCCGAGAGGCGTCGACCCAAAGGAGATGTCCTTCTACTACCGCGAATTTTGGAAGCGGTTCCGACCTAGAAAACCAAAACTGTACGAAGCAAGTAATTCCGCTTCATTTGAAACAGTTAGGTCCATGGGTGGAGCTCGTGGCTGGATTCAGTCCAACTACGACTTAGTAGATGACGATGGCTTGATAGGCATGTTTGAAACGCGACCAGGAAAGGTAGAGACCGTTAAGGGTCCGGCACTTGAGCCGACCTTTGATGAGCTTGTTGACCTGGCTCTTGAGGAGCCAAAGTCAGTTCGCGTTGGCGCCGTCCTTGAAGCGTTGAAAGTCAGATTAATTACCAAAGGGAATACCTTGCGGTACTGGCTCTCGCGTGACTGTCAGAAGCAGCTCTGGGGCTACTTACAGAAGTACGAACAGTTTGCTTTGACGGGACGGCCCTTGACAGCCTATGACCTCCATGGAATCTTGATAAGAGACGAGACGTTCGGTCTGTAGTTTGATACGTGGGTCAGTGGCGACTATGCAGCCGCGACCGACACTTTAGACCTTCGACACACCAAGGCCGCCTTTGAGGAGGCTTTGAAGATGTGTATGTTCTCCTACTCTCCCAAGTATCAGGATGTTCTACGAAGCGTCTTATATGAGCAGGAAATTCATTATCCTGAAGGCGCGACGAAGAAGAGTGCAGGTAAACTTGATCCGTTTATGCAGCGAACAGGGCAACTTATGGGCTCAACCCTGAGTTTTCCAATCTTGTGTGCAATTAACTTATGCGCATATTGGGCTGCATTAGAGGAACTGACCGGACGTGAATTTGATGTACATGATCTCCCCGTACTTGTTAATGGGGATGACATCTTGTTCCGCACGGACGATCGCTTGTATGAAATCTGGCTACGGAAGATTGCAGAAGTAGGCTTTGAGCTCAGTCTCGGCAAGAATTATGTCCACCCAAACTACCTTACTGTGAATTCACAGCTTTATTACTTCAATGAAAAGAAGTCGCTGTTCATTCCTTTGGGGTATTTGAGAGCTGGACTGCTCACCGGCCAGAGCAAGATAACAGGCCGTCAGGAAGCCAAGGCGGCTCCCCTCTGGGACTACTTCAACAAGGTGACACGCGACGCGCTAAATCCAATCAGAGCGAAGAAACGGTTTATTTCTTACCATAGAGAGACAATCGAAAGACTGACCCAAAAGGGCAAGTGGAATCTCTTCGCTTCTCCCATGAAAGGTGGACTAGGCTTTGAACCCGTTGAGGGCGACAAGCTTCGTTTCACTCCCTTCCAAAGAAGGTGGGCTGATTACATGGATTGGAAATTGAGGAATGACCCTGATAAGTTCGGGACAATCTCGCTAATACAACCGAGATCCTCAAAAGATGGTCCGCGCGTGTTGCATAATCCGCAATTAATCGTTCAACCAAAGTATGGTCCTTATGAAGAAGGTGTTGTTGAAATCAAGGACACGACGATACCGCTCCAGATCTTGGCAGCCAGGCTGGAAATTAACGACGCAGATGACATGAAGTCCTCTCTGCGCGTGAAGTTTCCGAAGAAAGAGACTCTTGAGGAGTTTCGATCAAGGAACTGGCGTCAACTGAAGGGGTCGTTGAGTTGTGATCGCTTCCGTCTTATGGAGAAAAGATCGGAGATGAACTCTAAAGTCCTGTCTGCATTGAGGCAGATGGACAATGTGGATGAGCTACTGCAGGAGTATAAGTCAACTGGGACCTTCAACTCTTTGTCATTAGATATTATGCATGACATAGTTGAAGGAATTTGTCCTAGTTGCTCCAGCAGTCAATCAGCTCAGGAGAGTTCTCTCCACCATTAGACTAATTGGGTCCATGGTGTGAAATTCCCAAAACGGTGTGTGCGTCGTACCCGAGTAATCAACTCATGCTCAGCATCAGATAGAATGTACTGATCATTGAAAACCGCTGGGCCGCTGTGTGTGGTTACGCTTCGTACACTTAATACTTCCGTGCTAAGTGCGCTTAACGTCCCCTTGAACACGCGGGGATGTCCGCTAAATGCCGACAGACTGCACGGGAAGCCTATGGTAACGTAGGTCACCACGGATGTACAGTCGCGCGATTCTCAGTCTCGCGGGATCCAATACTAAGACATGAGCAACAACACTCGATCACCAATCAAGAAAAAGAATGGTGGAAATAGAGGCAGAAGACCAAAGAGAGGAACCAGGCTCGCACCCTTCAGGGGGCTCGCCCAATCGATGGCGCTCGTTCCGGCGCGTGCTTTCGGCAGCGCCGCAAGTTCGCAACTTGTCCATAAAGGACTTGATGCATTTGATGAGCACCACGTTGCTCTTCCTCGGGCTGTGGCTCCTTACACAGTCATTCGAACAACTCAAGTTCTCAACCAAGCCGACGCAACGCTGAGCGTGTTCGGCCCCTTGGCAGTCACCAGTTTCCAGGCCCCAGGCTATGGAGACCAATGGTCAAATGGCTTTTGTGTCCAAAGTGTGGACCCGCAGCAGTCAATTAATGCTGCGAACAACGCCGTTCTCAAGACATTCTCCTTTATGGGAGGTAATAATCAGTCTTGGAGGGGTGTCCGCATGACTCCTGCAGCCTTTACCATTAAGGTGATGAATCCCGAAGCTCTTCAGACCACTAGAGGAGCGATCTACATCGGGCGTGCCAAGCAACAGTTGAACTTGGGTGGTAATGTTCGTACTTGGAATGACCTAGCCAACGCATTGGTTTCTTATTCTTCTCCTGAAATTGTCGCCGCAGGTAGACTCGCCTTACGAGGAGTGAAGGTGGACGCACTGCCATATAATATGCAGTCCTTGAGTGACTTCCGTTCTGGAAATCTCATGCAAGATAACGTCTTCACCTGGAGTGATCAAAGCATAGACTTCGATGGCTTTGCGCCAATCTATGTCTATAACCCTGATGGGGTGAAACTCCAAATCCTCATTTGTTGCGAGTGGCGTGTCCGATTCGATCCGGAGAATCCCGCATATGCTTCTCATACGTACCATCGACCTTCGTCTTTGGCGTATTGGGATCGTGTGCAACGGATCGGTAATTCAGTCGGAAACGGTGTTCTCGACCTCGTTGAGAAGGCCGCACCTGCTGTTATTGGAAACATGGCGCAACGGGCTGTAGGCCGCATAGTTCAGGGCGTAGCATCAAGCTCCGTTCCTTTACTTATGAATGCGGTTTAGTAGGTCAACTGAACACAGTATACGGAGAACGAAACGAAGAAGTTACATAAGTACTTCCGTGCCGGAAGGGACATAGTAGGACTTTAATTCCCACTGCGGGAAAGGCCCTGGCCCAACCAACCCTGACGAGCAATTAAGCTCGGGTATGCACGTATTCCCCCAACTCTTCGGAGATGGTGGTAGTCTCGTTCATGGAAGTGTTCAATATTCAGCGCATCTTTGGATGCGGCAGCGAATGACCTTGTTTAGCCCTACTTGATTTACAGGAAATGCCTCAACAGCTGTGGGTAAACTGTCAGAACTTTCGTCGTCGACCGCCCAGTCTGAGTTAGCTTTGCGCTTTGACTGGTTACGGGCAAGCTCTGGGTCCTTTGGGACTTGCAGAGACCTCGACGATCGTAGTATACTTCACTCTGACAGTCAGCTGATAATCCACTGTATCCTCCATGAGCTCCCTCGCTCCATCACATTGAGCTGTTACTAAAGTGAAGAGTAATGGCAAGGCAGGCGCCGTTCGGCGCCTGGAGTCCTCTCACACCAATCTGTGTACGTGTACAGTTCCTAGACCAATATGGCCTCGTGTCAAAGTGGCTCTAACCGCGAAAGCGGAGGGTCACATGTGGCATCATTTGGAACAGTATGCAAGACAGG